CCGTTTCTGGAGTAAACAACGGTATCTGGGTATTTCTCATTCGTAGTCCCTTTCAAGAACCATCTCTAAATAATGTATTGCTTTTCTCACGTCCTCTTCCTTTCCCTTCGATTGATGTCTACAGATATATTTTATAGCGTTGCCTTCTGCAAATAGCAACTTGTTTTCGTTAATAAATTCAGCAGGTTGAATCTTCATATCCTTATAATGTTTCCCACCTACTTGTTTATCTAGTGAGTCGTATGTAGCTTTTTTAAATATTTCTTTATTTGTCATTTTATCTCCTTTAATATATTTTTTAATTTTATAGCTAATAAAAACTTAGCTCTCTGCCTACATTTAAGTACCAAAGATTTAATTTTAAAAATTAATTTACCTTTTTTTGTCATAATATATAAGCTCGATCAAAATCTTTTGGATCCAAAACGTGCAATTCACGCTTCGCTCTCGTCGCACCAGTATAAAATAATCTATGTAATTCATCTGGGTCGTGACTAAACGTTTCTAGTGCAGCACCTGTTATGTCTTGCATCAATAAAACTTTGTCAGCTTCTCCTCCTTTCGCTCCGTGTATTGTTGACATTATTATACGAGGGTTTCTATTTAATGTTTCACCATTCGCCCTCATATTACGAATGTAGTTCTCGGTCATAGGATCTAGACCTTCGAATGCTTCATACCAAACTGTACTCACTATTAGACCGTGTTGTTGTTGACAGTCTTCTAATTTATATTTTTCATCAGAGTGTAATGTTTTACCTTTTCTAAATCCTTCTAATACATTTGATCCAAGGTATTCATATATATTTTTTATCTCCAGGTGATTAAGTAATCCACCTTTACGCCAAGCTTCCCAATTGTTTAACGCTAATAATAATTTTAATGGTATAGAGTTACGACCTTTGTATTGATAATACCATCCTTGAATCTCACACAAATCTTTAGCATCTTCTAAAAAATAATTTGCAGCAGATAATACTAACCAATTACCCTCACTCATATCTACCTGTGTGATGTCAGAATATCTACGTAAGATTCCTTCTTCTTCTCTAGGTTTATAATTTTTATCAAATCTATTTTGTACTTTGTTAATTATGTTTTGAGACAGTTCGTGTATAGGTCCACCAGGAATACGATATGATTGATCTAGTGTTTGTATATCATCTACTTCTTCTTTAAGTGCTATGAAATGATCTACGTCTGCACCGGCCCATTTAAATATAGCCTGGTCATCATCACCTGCAATGTAAGTCTTACCTGCTCTTGCCCAAATCTTTCTCACCATCTCCCACTGTAACAAAGATAAGTCTTGCGCTTCATCTATAAATAAAACTTCAAATTTATTTGTAGATTCTTTTGCAATAAAATCTTCTAGTAAATCATTAAAATCTTTCAAACCTTTTTCTTTTTTAAATCTTTTTAGTTCTTCTGCCAACAAAAATAAAGTGTTGCGTTCTATATCTAATATGTTTTGTCTAGAATCATAATACTCTAACAAGTCCATTCTTTTCACAGCTGCAGTATTTATAATTGTAAGGTATTCGTTATCACAATTAAATGTACCATCACTGTCAGAAAATCTTGCAGTCTTAATTGGTATGCCACATTTCTCACCAAACTCTTTGTAGTCATCTGCTCCTAACATTTTTTCTTTAGTCATACCTAATTGATTAAATGCGTAAGAGTGTAAAGTTCTAAAGAATGCTAGATCATTATCTACATCTAAACCAAATTTCTCTGCGGCCCTGTTAGCAGCTTCTGTTGCTGCTTTCTTTGTAAAAGAAAAGTAACCTATTTGTTTAGGTCTAACCCCTTGTTGTATGAACTGATCTACCAGATTCAACAGAGTTGTTGTCTTCCCTGTTCCTGGTGGTCCTAATATTATTGTCTTCATACTTTTATTATTATACTCCTACTTTTTCCTGGCAATTTTTCTATCCATCCTCTTTCTTGTAACTGATTAATTTTTACAAAAATTAAACACTTACTAGATACTCCTGTACCTGTTTTCATTTCCTCGTAAGAAGGTGCCATATTATTTTCATCAATATATTTTTTAATAAAATTAAAAAGTTCTAATTGTTTTTTAGTTAAGTTAAACTTTTTCATTATATTAATTCAAACATAAATATTGTTATGATTAATAAACCAAAAATTTCAGTATATGTATTCATTAAAAATGTTCCTCCTGGTATGTTGTTTTAGAAACTGACGCCTCTGTCTGTTTCATTGTTTTAATCTTGATTAGTCTTGGTTGTTGTTTTTTGATTCTTACTCTCTCTTCTCCTACAAACTCATCAAGTCTTTTAATTAAATTACCTGTTTGGTTTTTATCTTTTTCCCAATGATTACGTTTGCAAAAATTATAAAAGTCTTCCATTCTAAAATAAGTAAATTCTTTTTTCTCATCTGTGTACGGTAACTTATTAAATACATCATCTATAGTTCTTGCTGATTGTCTGTTCGTAGTCCAATCTTGCAATAGTCCTGTAAGTTCATTGACAGGATTCAAAGACTCTAAAGGTTCTACTTCCTGTAGTCCCTGCATCATAGGTTTTAAAAAATGTTGTTTCCAATCTTTAGGTTTTGGTATGGGTACAATTAAGTTTGCTTGATCTAAACACGCTAACGCAAATAAGTTTGGACTGTAAAGTTGTTCTGATTTTAATTCTATTCTTTTTTTATCTACATCTAAAAACCATTGTGGTGGTGTTGATGAATATTTTGTAAGACTACCTAATACTGGCATCTCTTCTTCTCCAAAACCTACACCAAATCTTTTTGTTCTACATAAACCAGATTGACATACTGCATTGATAGGTGCATCTTTACATCTATACTTGTCATAACCTTTTCTGTTTACTGATTTAATTAATTGTTGAACCTCACTATTACTTAATGGTGGTTCCATAAATTTCATATTTGCTTTTACAATTTCATCTTCCCAAGTATCTGGATGTGCTTGTTTATAATATACTGCTACATTAAATAGTGCGTTGTTCCTGGACCCCTCACCAAAACCTGTTGTTGCTAACTTGTTTAAACAAGGAGGTCCTCCAGGAAATGATTCTTCTATTTTTTTCTTTTCTGTTTTGATTTCTTCGACTTGTTCTTTAGTCCGAGCGTAAACATCATAGAGCTGATAAAATTCCTCAAGTGTACAACCGGCGCCATTATCGTTGATAGCATAACGTAGTCCTTTCATTTCATTGAAGTAGGGTAAGTTTAAAAAATTACCAGTGTCCCCACGATCCACTAGAATTTCTGTTTGTTTTGGAAATATTTCAGAGCCTTCATAACCAAGTATGATAGACATCTCTTTTAATTTTGATTGCATCAGTGATGCAGGAATGTTTTCTTTGGTAAATAAAAATACGTGTGCGCCGCCAGATTTACTACGGCAAACTATTAAGGGTAACTTATGATTCCTAATACTTTTAACGAGGCTAGTGTGATCAAAGTTATATTCGTCAATATCAATGCACCCCCACCTACAATCATTATTTTCTGTAATAGGTATGATTCCAAGGGCTGCTCCTTCTCCACGTAAGTGTCTGTCCCAGAGTTCATCTGTGACGGTTCCACGTACAATAAAAGCTTTGCCTTGTTGTTTTCCATTTTCTCCTCGCTCACCTGGTTGATATTGTCCATAAGCGATCTCTAATCCTTGAAATATATTTTTGAATTTACTCATTATCATTTCTCATTTCTTTGTAAAGGGGGATCTCACAATCCCCCTAATTTAATTTAGTATGGAGTTGAGTCCGATACTTTCTCTTCTACATCAGCTTTTGTTTGAACGGTCCCTTTAGATACATTTCCAGAAAAGTCTTTTGCACTTAAGTACAAAGCCTTATCTTCTTGTCCTAAAATTCTGTCCTGTGTAACAACCCAGCCATACCAAGAACCTTTGTCGTTCTTTTGTAGTGTTGATGCTAGATTATACACAACTCCGTGCATAGGAGGGATAGCAAATCCACCCTTGCCATCAGCAATTTGTATGGTTTTCATCATAGAATTCCATTTTTTACTGACATTTAATTGAGTTGATTTCATTGTGATCAAAGCAGGTGTATAACCACCACCCTTTGTCTCAATCATTACATAGTAAGATGCAGTCTCTTCAAGATAATTACCATTTGGCAATCTAATCTTTGATCCATCTCTCTTACCTGTTGCGATTACCGGACTGTTTGGTAGATGTACAGCCACAGGAGCACCTGGACCATCGCCTCTATCCGACCATTCTGGATAATCTTTTTTGTAGTAGCAAGGAATAATCTTGATACCTTTTTTACCATCGTATAACTCGCTGGTAACCGTATTATAGATGTTACCTGGTTTGGCACCTTCTATATACTTTGCATCACCATCAGTTACCTGCGGTGATAGCTGTCCTAAGATTCTGACAAAAGGCAAAGCCATATCGTCTTGTGTCATATTCTCAAAACCTTTAGCTGCATCATCACCAAACAAGGCAAGTGATCCAGTGTCTTTTTTCATTACTTCATTACTCATTATTGTTTCTCCATTATTTCCGAGTTATTTTAGTTTTGTCTTTAATCCAAGTGCTAAAGACATCAGATGGCATATCGAGCCCGGACTCGATACGCTCTCTGAATAGGGCAGTTAATGTCATCCAAGCTACATCAGATTTCTGTTGTGGCTCATACCCATTCTCTGCCGCAAGGTTAAGCAATTGCTCGGCCTTGTCATCTTCTCCCTTACCAAAAGTTACAAAGATATTGTTTTTAATAATATCTCCTAACCCCTGGTCACGAAGCCATTGATAGGCTGCAGTTCTCTTCGCTTCATCTTTTGGAAGAGTGCACCTAAATTCTTTTTTAACAGATACTTTAGATCCATCAGCTAACTTAATTTCTGATAGTCCTTGCTCTGCAAGTAATTCTGGTATTACACGAGAACTGATATCATCAGCCTCTAGTTTTTTAGTTTTGAGTTGCTCTTCTAATGATGCAATCTCATCCTCTTTATCTTTTAACTTTACACATTCTTGTGCAATAGTTGATACTTCTACATTGTCTAAAAGATCTTTTGAATCTTCTAGCATCATATTTCTTACTTCACTCATTGTTATCCTTTCTGATATCCGTCCACTTCTAATGGATAGTATCTATATTCTCGTTTATCCCATTTCAACATATTAAACTGTCCGTTTGTAGTTTCACCTACTAGCCAAGTTGAGATACCTATTATTACAGGATCTCCTACAGCAAGTAAATAATCTTCTTTACGAAAATCTTGTAAATTTTTTCTCATCTTCTGCACATAAGGCG